AAGTCCCTGCCCCGGATTACCCGGCATCAGTTGCGGCGTCCCTGGTTCAGACTCGGCCGCGCTGAACTTCATATATGATGCGAGCTCGTGGACTGATCGAGAAATCTCGATGGTCTTCCAGTTGCTGTAAGTGACGTCGTTGGCGACAATCGACGCGACTTCCTGGGGATTAGGCATCAGCTCACACTCACTGTTAAATCCATGCTCGGCAGCCTCAGCAACGGCCACTGAGGCGTGATTTTTCCACGTCCATCCGGCTTCAGGCCTCGCGATCAGCGTAGGGGATTCGGCCTCTGCCTAACCGAACCTCGCTGAAGATACCCTCGGACGTGGTCCGCGCGGTCGTCCCCCTGGGGAACCCGGTCAAATTGATATCGACCCCCGCTCTGCCGGTCACTTTGTGATTCATTGTGCCGGCCATGCCCGCCTTCCTGGCGTCGTCCAGCAAAGAAGCTTGCTGGCCTCGCAGTTGCAATTGATGCCGTTCAAACATCATGTCTTGATCATTTCGTTTTTGATCAAACGCTTTTATTCCCTCCGTAAGTTCGCGGCCGGGTATGGTGCCTTGCGGCCCGCGAGCCCATGACGAATTCCACTCATTCAAACCACCCCCACTAATTGCTTTTTTAATTCGTCGCTGCCACTCCGATGTCGGATGGCCGAAGTGGCGACGCAATTCAGCGCCGTGGAGCGCTGCAGTCTCCTGCGATCGTGCCGCTTCGGCCTCGCGTTGCTGCCGGATCGCATTGGCGACGCTCAGCCCCTCATCGGCTTCCTTATGACCTGGATTGACCTCGCCGTGGCCATAGACCGGCGTGTTCGGATAGTTTTTCTTGATGAAGGCCTGCGACGCCGCGATCTGTGCCTTCGTGACGTCGCGATCGTTCTTGGCGATGATCTCCATGCCAACGATGTTCGCGTTGTTGAGCCCGGCGCCCTTCGGCCCCCATCCGGGCATGATGTTGGCTGAGCCGGGACCGCCGGTGTGGACGATGTTGCCGTCGCGGTCCATGACGTACTCGACGCCGAGACCGCGCTGGCGAAGCGTGTTCTGCACCCCCTCGACGGTCCCGCGGCCGCCGGTATGGTGCATGATGAACGCCTTCGGCGGTCCGCCGCCGACCGCCGTCTCGGCTCCCGGCATGATGCCGCCGGCGGCCTTCATTCCCTCCACTGACTTGCGGATTTGCTCGAGCGTTGTCGGCTTGGGTCGCAGCTCGTTTGCCCACTTCGACGTATCGATGCCGACGCCCATCCTGCCGGTGATGCCTTGATTGCGCGCCGCCGACCAGGCTCCCCAGCCATGTTGTTTGATCCACTTGGCCGCAAACTCAATTTGTTCCGGCTCATACTTTCGATCGGTGAGACTGTGACCGGTAGCCTTCTCGTATTCAGTCCCAACGCTACCGGGACCGCCGCGGTGGAGCTGCATTGCCCCGAACGATGTGCCAGCGTCGCCAGTGTAGCCAGCCAATCCTTCGCCGCGAGCGACCTTCTCCATCAGATCAGGATTTATTCCGTGCCTGATGGCCGCCTGGCGCACGGCGGCGAGCATGCCGCGGGGATCGCCCTTGCCGGGTTGACCGGCACCACCGAGCGTCTCTGCCCCTCCGCCGCGTTGCTCCGGAGCCTCAGCGCCGCCAGGAAGAGCCCCACCGCCGCGTTGCTCTAGAGCTCCACCGCCGATGTCGCCCAGCGATGCCTTGATCGCTCGGGCGGCGCTAGGCGCGGCAGTAGCTCCGCCCACGGCATTGTACGAATTGTAGAAGTCCCACATGCCATCATAGACGCCCTTACGGGTGCCGACGGCGATGGTCTCGACCGCATCTCCGGTCGACTTCGCACCGCCGAGCGTTTCCTCGGTGGGAAACCTGATTGAGCTCTGCGCCGCGCGCAGCGGGTTCGGCCCTTCAGCCTCAAAGCCGCCGGTGTAGCTCTCCTTATGGAACAAACCTTCCCGCATTCGCTGCAGCCATGTCTTGTCTGAAGGCGCAGCGGCCGCTGGCGCGGCAGGTGCAGCCGGCGCCGCTTCGGCGGGTACGGCTGTTCCTCCCCACCAGTCGCGCAGCTTCTGCAACTCGGTCTTGTCCGATGGCTGCCAGCCCGGCGTCAGCTCTTTTTGCTTGGCGATCTCGCGTGTATCTGTTTTGGCGCGGGCCGCAGCGGTGCGATCCTCTTCCTCGAGATCGCCGGGACGATACCGCTTGAGCATGTCGCGGCGTTCAGCCTCCGCCGTATCCGCTTCGCTCTGACTGCCGACTCCCAAGGAGGCGCGGAACTGAGCCCAGCGTGCCTTCCAGACGGCGACAAAGATCTCAAGCGTCTGTCCGAGACCGGAGAAATCGATAAACTCCTTCAGGTCGATCTTTTCGCCGCCTCTGAATTCGTCAAAGACGGCTTTCAGCTGACCGAACCCGGTCGCGACATCCTTGACCGCAACGGCAACATCGCGGATGTCCTTGCCGAATTGTTGCCAGTCTGCATCCTCTATCCACTTGCCGATATCGCGAACGAATTTCTGAATCTGGGGGCCATTCTCATCGATAAACGTCCTGATGAGGTCGCCCATGCGAGCAAATGAGCCTGACAAATCGTCACCGATATGCAGGGCAAGATTCCCTACTGAGGTCTTTAGTAGGGCTATCGATTCATTATAGCGCCGCGCCCGCGCTTCCCAACCCGGATCAAGCGGTTTAATTTCCTGGTTGAGCGCCTTATAGAGCTCTCGCGCTCCCGCCCCAGCGTGAGCAAATGCCTCGGGCAGTCCGATGGCGTCGGTCAGAATCTTTTTTTGAACAGCAGACCATTTATTGCTAGCGAGGAAGTCGAAGATCAAGTTCATCCGCTCGGCTTGCGTGCCGGCGTTCTTTAACTGCGAAGCAAACTGAAAACCCGCCGGTCCGATCTTGAAAAGCCCCTCCGCAAGCGCGCCTCGATTGTAGCGCTTGAACTGATCCATATTTGTCGAGAACGACTTGATGAAAGTATCCATATCGGCCTTGGTCGAACCAAGGCCCTCGGATAATTCCTCCAGTCCCTGGACGGCATCGGCCGAAAATCCGCTGAACTTCGCCAGGTTGCTCAGGTTTCTGGCATTTGCGCCAAAATCAACAACCGATTTCGTAACCGCCGCGATGGCGCCGGCAACGGAAAGCGAGGTGAAGCCGAACGCCGCCATCGCCGGCGTCAAGCCGCCCTTGACCCTATCCGTCAGTTCGTGGACGGAGCGTTGCATCTCGTGAAAAGCCTTGCCGTGATCCTTGGCGGCGGCAATGCCTTGCTTGTGTAGTCCTGCAGTCTGCGCCGCGAACGAGCGGAGAGAGCGCTGCATGTCGCGCAACGGACCAGAAAACTCGTCGGAGATTTTTGCGGCGAGGCGCAGCGTGTCTGGGTCGGACATGGGCGTTACCCTCCGTAGCGCGAGGCATCGCGCGTCAGCATTGCCTGTTTCATGCGGCTCGCGAAGTGCAAGCGCGCCTCGCGGCGAATGATATCGGCCCAATCCTGATAGAACGGCACCGTCGGTTTAATCGTGGCGCGGCGAAGTAGCACGTAAATCAAATTCAGCCTTCCGCCCCTGCCAACAAAGATCCCCATGTTGCCGCTGCGCTTGATGCGCGCGATGCGCAGCGCGCGCTTCGACGTGCTCGAGACAACCGCCGCCGGTTTCAGACTGCTTGGCGTGATGCCGCGGGCGCCTAGGGTGACGCCAAGGATGTTGTCCTTTGCTGGGATCGGTAAGTACGCGCCCTTTGGTACTTTGACGCCGCCCACCGCGTGCATCTGCAGGTGGCCTCGTTGATCCGGCGTTCGATCATAAAATTCGACGCTCAGATTGTGCTTGTCCGAGAAGCGTGTCGTCATGACCGCATTTAAAAAACCCCGGTTGCGGACCGTCACATGGCTCGGCCAAGTGTCACTTATGATTTCTCGGCGAGCGACCTTGGCCGCATCGTTCAGGGCGCGGCTTAGGGCGTAGGGCACTTGATCCAGCGCTGCGCCCATCGCGCGCGCGCGTTCTTCAAACTCGCGAGTATCAAACTTTACTGTAAACATTGTGCGTTCTTCCCCTCCTGCGAGCTCCCCGCGATGAAAGCCGGGCCCGCCAAGCGGAGGGGGAGACAGAGCTCCCCCTCCATCTCGTTGCGGCCTTGCCACCTTGACCCCCGTTATGGTCCTACGTCGTTCGGAAGGGAGAGGTCGCTTTTCGTTTCTGGGCCGACCGCGAGGCCCTCAGGAGTTTTGCCGAGCGCCCCGTCAACAGCATCCAAGAGCTTAGGCCGCGTACCTTGACCGCCGCGGCGCTAATAAACCTTCGGTCAAAACCCGCTTCCAAGCGTCAGGCGCCGGAAGCTTGCCGGAATGCGGATATGCCACAAGTCCGAACTCCCAATGTGCCTGTCCAATACCGCGATCCGGCACTACATAAGAGACATCGCCCCATGCAATCGCTGCAATGATGAAATCGCCGCCCTGCAACTTTCTGGGCATCCCCCAGGAGTGCAGCCAGTCATTCCCACCATCGACCCACCACGATACCGCGTAGCGCCTATTGGGCTCTTCGAGTCGGCCTAATTGGCCGATCCAGCAAAGCGCCGCTAAAAAGCGATTGAAGGGGTCCTCATCGCCGACCTGGCTACCACGGCTACCACCCCTTTCCGCGAGTTCCGGGAACTGGCGGAGAACTTTATCAAACAAAATCCTCCCATCCGAATTTTTTGGCATCGCGACCCGGGTGTGGTTCAGCGACGTTATGAGGCTACGCCGCGCACGATCGTGTTCAAGCTGCAAGCGCCGTTCCTCATCAGCAGCAGCAGCAGCGGCGGCGGCATTAAACGCTGCGGCTACTGGCTCGCATGCCTCGATCGAAGCCACCCTCTTTTGCAGGTCGGCAATCTCCGCCTTGAGCTCCGCGATATCATTCATTTGCTAGCCTCCATTGCTTTCACAAACGCGGCGACCGCCTCGTCGGTACCCTTCTCATAACCAAGTCGCTCCCCGCGTTTCCGTGCGGTCTCCTCGGCTTCGATGACCCATTTATCGGCGCTCGAGCGCCAGATAAATTCAGAATCCGAAAAAATCGATTTGGTCGGCAACCCCAAGCTCACAGCGGCCGCGCGCATCTCAGCTCGGGCGTCGGCGAGACGGAGTTCGGCGGCTGCAACGTTTTGCCGATGACGCTTCAAAGGGTCTGATGGTGCAAGAGGAACAATCGCGCCAGCGCCGCGACGAATTCGGCTGCGCGACGCCCAGCGGGCGTGTCGTCGAACTCAGGCACCCAGGATGTGTGGCTGCGCCGGCCAGCCTCGAGGATCTGCGCCGCAAGGCCTGTCGGCGCCGGCACGGCTATTTCAACTTCGCCTCGGGCTTTGGCAGCGGCCGCGACGAATTCGGCTGCGCGACGCCCAGCGGGCGTGTCGTCGAACTCAGGCGCCACTTCGCCACGAGCTTTGGCAGCGGCCGCGACGAATTCGGCTGCGCCGCCCGACACAGGTTTTGAAAGCCCCTCGCTCTCGTACGGCAACGTTGCCGGCGATTTTCCAGCGCTGATGTCTTTAGGTTGCGCCCGAGGCGCTCGGGGTTCTGTAGCCGCTAAGTAAGCTGAGTAAGCCCGCGCCGCCGGCTCACACCACCCGGCCATCATCTGCAGGCTGTGTTCTGCCTTCCGTAGAGCTCCGCGAACCCACGCGAGACGTTTCTGGTCCGGCTTTCGTCGTTCCTCCTCTTTGCGAACCTGGGCGCGGCATCGGCCGATTAGTTCGACCGTCGATCGCGCCAGGTGCTCATGAAACTCCTTAGTGAACGATGGAATCATTGCTGCTCTGTAAGCGTCCGCGTCCATTATTGAAAATTCCATGTTCGAGGTTGAGATATTTGTTGAACGGGGCGGTTTTTGTCCGGTCGGACGAAATGCGCCCTCGGCATCGGAGCTGCCGCGAGGCGTCGCCCTGAATTAACCGGTTCCACCCATGAACCAGTTTAATTCCCAGCCGATCGGCCACAAGGCCGGGCCTGTGTTTCACAGTTTCCCGTCTTGATGAGTTTTATAGGCGACCCAAGCTGCGAAGTGTCCACGGCCCGCACTATCGCATTGCACTCCGTTAGCGCGGCACCACGCCGGAAACTCCACAAGATCGACAAACGCTCGCACTGCTCGAAAACCATTCGCCACAACACGCTTCTCGGCTTGCTCAGCTCCGCGCAGCCAAGCCTCGTACGTCTGCGGCAACCGATCGCAGTCCGTCATAATCCTTCGAACTGCCGCGTAGTCGTCGCGGCGAAACCACACTATGCCGGCCGCGTTCAGTGGCGCTTCGGGAAACGGCGATGCCATCATTGATCCTCGTTCTCAGCGGGCACGGGCTAACAGATGAGCAAACGAACGCCGCTCCGGCGGTTGTGCGGTCGCCACCGTGAATTCGAGGTCGCGTTCGATGTGACGCGGCAGAGACCGGCGAACCGCCAGCGCGCCGACGAAGGTGTCCAAGACCTCATTCCGCGCACCCGATGGCAACACCCATACTGTGTAGGGCTGACCCATGCGCTTCCTGATCTCGCGACGTTCCGAAGTCAGTTGCGAAAAATATTCCGGCCCAAAATTATCGGCCGCTGGAAAATGGATAAAACCCGGCTTACTGCCGCCGGGTTCCGGCGGCGCAATCCGCAGCCGCGCCATGATCGCCTCCTTACCGGCGTCGACCCCGACCAAAAAAACCGGATCATTTGACTTTGAACGTGACGCTCGAGCGGGCCACAGCGGACGGTTACCGCTAACACCCATGCAGGCGAAGATCCGACGCCCACGTCGACGACGGCAAAAATCGAACACCATGGGGCCATGGTATCGCGCGTCGATGCCGAACGCGCCGATACTAAGAACGCGCCCGCTCGTTGTTTTGAATTGTCGGCGTAGCAGCACATCAAGTTCGCGCCACGCGAGCGGTTGCGCGGGATCGAGGTAGATGATTTCGTAAAGGAAGGGCCACGCCTCTTCGTCGCGGCCCCAACCGATCAACTGAACTTCAAGCCGGTCACCCTGGACGTCGCAGAAGCCGGTAATCACCAGGACCGGCGCAGGTAGGATGTCCGGGCCATATGTCTCGGCGCGGGCAATTAGATCTGCATGGGTGAATGACTCGCCCTCTCGGGGCTTCCAAAGTTCAGCCAGAGCCGTGTTGGTGAATTTTCGAATTAACTCCGGGTCGCCTTGAGCCTCCAAAAATTCTCGAACAATTTCCGGGAGGCGGTGACGCTTTGAATACAACTTCGAAATATGAAAACCGGCGTGGCCGCCGTATGGCGCGGCGCTGCCGCAGAGCGCGCACCGTGCGCGGCCGCGATCGTCCCACTGCGCCGGTTCCTGTTGTTCGCCACAACATGAGAATTTCAAGGTTTGCCGCCAGCCATAAGCCGGCATTGTTGCGAGTGCATCAAGCGCCGCGATCCGTTCGCGTTCGGTCCAAATGACACCACAACTCTCGCAGGCGAGAGCCGCCGTTTCCGGCAGGTGAGCACCGGTGTCATCTCGATCCCAGCGAACGCGCGCCCAGGTCAGAATCTGCTCAAAGGAGCAATGCGGGCAGCTAACAAAGCATTTGCGCTGGTCGCTGGCCGCGTATTCGCGACCAATGCGGGAAGCACCCTCGACGGTTGGTGAGCAGGCGCGAACGCGTTTCGCGCGGCCTATGGTCTGGTACGTCGAGGCGCGTTCCTCGGCGAGCTTCAGTGGGTCGCCTTCTGCGCCAGCAGACGGCGGGTATTTGTCGATTTCGTCGCACAGGATTACGCGTTTCGGACGGCTGGCGAGATCGGTAGGCGAATTGGCACCAACGAAATCAAGCGAGCCGCCGGGATATTGCTTGTGCGTTATTGTATTTTCCGAATCGTGAGCACGAGGGGGTTGAATTAGCTCGCGGAGCGCTGGAGTAACCTCGACCGTTGGGGCGAAGCGCTCTTTGCTGAAAGAGCGCGCGGCACCCTGAGTCGGCTGAACGAAAAGAATAGGGCTGGGGTCTTGGCAGATATAGAAGGCCGCGACGTTCATCAGAAATTCGGTTTTTACGACCTGAGTCCCCGCCATGACCGTGACGGTATGCGTGTCAGACTCGGTTACAGCCGCCATCGGACCGAATGCGATCGGTTGGGTGATTGTGCGCCAGCGCCCCGGAGTGGCGGAGGTCTTGTCTGGAACGTTGCGGAAAGCATCGGCCCATTCAATCAGGTTAAGCCGGGGAAGTGGCTTGAGAGCCCGACGCGCTAAGCATAACCGATCAAATAGTTCATTTCCCCTTGGCGATGCCGGCACGGGTGGAGGGGGCGTGGAGTTCATTTAGGGCCTCTGATACCTCTGATGCCAGCACGGCCTCACACTCCTCTCGGCCAAGGCCTTGAAGCGCGGCCGCGCATTTACCTGGAATAGCGAGCAAGCGCTGCCGAACCATACCGTACTCGGCTTCAACTTGGCGCCCGACCTCTTCAACCGCAACATACTCACCACGGGCAATGGCATTCCGCAGTGCCTCGCGAGCGGTCTGCTCGCGCGTAAGCAACGCGCGCTCGCTCGCAAGATCAAGATCAGTCTTGGCGCCGCGGCCTGCGGCCACCTTACGCAGATGTCGAATGTAGGCGACACGCACTGTTTCGAGATCGTACCCTCCGGCCGCCCTCCGCTCAAAGACGCCATCGTCCAAGAGCTCAAAGAAGCGTCGATCGCCAAGGTCAACGTGTCGGGCACATTCAGAGACGGTCGCCATTCATGAGTCCCCGTCAGTGTGTTACATTATGAACGCTGTAAATAGGACGCCCACAAACGCGCGACAGTTCGAGTGCGCCCAGGTTGGAAAATTTCGGAGTAAAGGAATTTATGCAAAGGGCCGCGCCTCACAGGCCAGTCTGCAGGCGAAAATAAAACTGCCAAACAATGTATCTACCGCTGCTGAGTCGCCCTAGCTCACACCGAGCGTAGGGATATGGCGCACGCGGGCGCGACCCGAATAAGGCAAAAAACGTTCGGAAGGACCCGAGCGCTTTCAATGCCTTGCGCGAGGGCCACCTCCTGGACTGAGAGCCTTACCTTTAGTATCTCCTTGAGGAAGGCTCGGCCTTCCTCAAGACCTTGTCGTTAACCTGATAGACCCTCTCCAACAACAATTTGATCGCGCCTCGCTCAGCGATCGAAAATAGTCGCGCGTCTTCGATCTTATGGGCGATCTTGTGGATGGCAGTGATGAAGTCGTCGAACTCGATGCTCATAATGCCACAGTGTTCCCCACAGCGGGCGCCGATTTCGATGTGCAATTTTGGTCAAGCCCGCGCGCGACCATGAGTCCACGGGCGCCTACCCCAATCCGAGGAATAAGGGCAAACAAAAAGAGGCCGTGGCAAAATGCAAAACGCCCCGGCGGAAGCCGAGGCGCGGAACTTCGATGCTGATGAATTTATACCCTGGAAGCCGACGGCATGTCAACACTTAAATTGGAGGCTGTCGTAAGCACACGAGTTGTCCGGGTTAGGTAGCACACGAGTTGTCCGGTTTTGTTCCCTGCGCAGGAGCAGGGACGATGAACCGGACAGCGTGGCTACAGGACCGCAGGATGCAGAAGT